TCTTAAATTCTTGGGCTAACCAAGTAGTTTGAATTTTCCAAGTAAGTTCAGGAAGAATATATCTTCCATTGAACATAGTAATACCTTTATAAGAGGCTACGATTAGATAATCAATATTAGCTGACCCTGCATCAACTACTGTAGCAATACCATGAACTCCGCAGCCCATCGCGTTATCTACACCAGAGTAAGGCCAAAAAGCAGGTTCTTGACCATTATCCACGAATGAGCCTGTTTTATTTCTCTTAAAGAAATATAGAACATCTCTTAATTCTGTTGCATTTGTAAGAGGATTTCCATCAGGAGGAAATGATAATACTCCATTAATCTGATTAATAGCCTCGGGTTCACCTATTGCACTTGCATATCCTAAAGATACATTATTATAATCACAATAAGTGACAAGACGATTATGATAGGTGCAAAGCCCAACTCCTGCTGGAATTTCCGCGAAGTTATCAATAAGATGAGAAGCGTCTAATAGTAAGTCTTGGTCATAAAAGGATTGATTAGCAAGAGTGGTTACTACGTTACCTGCGATTGTTGCTCCGGGAATGAAGAATAATTGATATCCATTCACATCACCATTATACGTCTGAATTACTTTAGATGCTACAACGTGTCGTTTGGTAACATACGCGAGAGGAGAAACAGCCACACCTGTAAAATCTACTTCTAAATTAGCTGCTGTAGTAAGAGCGACTAATCCCCCAGGTGGGGATAAATAACCCGTATCAGTTTCAAAAACATACCCAAAGATATGGACACCAGCGTCAGTATGACCAGCAGCACCGTTAACGGGAACAATAGCAGTAGTAGGACCAGCGCCCGCAGCTTTACGCGCAGCCACTCCAGCACCAAGATAAACATAGAGGAATTCACCAGTTAATCCTCTTTCACGATTCATTCCACTCACTAACGCAGTAGTAAATGGAGTAATATATGCCCGCCCTGCATAGGGAGTAAAACCAAAATCAGTCATTGTAGCAATAGTAAGAATAGGACCAAATACAGTCAATGAATCTACAACATGATAAATCTTTCCGCCTGTAACTAGAACTAATAGAGTCTGTTTATCGGCAGTTGGATAATTATAAATTCTAAGAACATTCTGAGTTGGAGTTGCTAAAGCCTGATGTAGTCCAATACCATCTCGTGAACCGAAAGCATCATCACCAATAAATTTCAGATTAACACAATCACTAAAATGGTCCATTGGCGTATCAACAATAGTTCCCCTATTGTATAGACCATTAAATTCTTCTAACAGTACAGGTTCGTGTTCTCTCATGGCACTATGTCATGAATCCGCGTTTTTTATATGCAGCTCTAAAGGGACGACGACGAGTAAGAATAGTCTGCTTACCTTTAACACCAATACCCGTAGCTCTATCTAACGCCATTATAGCATAGGTATTAAGAGAATTAGCACTAGCTAGATTGCGTTCAATAAATTCAGCACATAGACCAGCAGTACGATATTCAAGGAATGTAGCAGCATTGATGACGTTGATTAATGAGGTTTCATCAACTAATGGAGTAAATATGTCCTTAATATAGTCAATTTTAATATCATTACTTTGATTAGAAGGAAGAAATTTAATTATCTGATTTTCCCAGACATAAAAACTAAACTTGCTGGTTGTAGTTCCTTCAAACTGATGGGGAATATAATCCCTTCTCGACATTGGAACATAAGGGTCAATTCCTGTCTGTCTTTCCCATAATTGATTAGGTTCAATCATATCATCAGGTAACTTAGGAACACCAACACCATTGTAGATGATTTGGGTGGTTCCTACAGGAATATTAATTAATGCTGAAGTAAGTTGAGTTACAGGTATGCTATTAAGCTCAAAATGTTCCTGTAACTCTTGCATAGCAATCTGTAAATATGGAAGAACCGCTGTGTAGGTATAGATAGTCCTCGCGGTATCATTCAATAACGTGGATGATTTAGCTAGAACTGTTGACGCAACGAGGTCTGCGGTTGACATGTTTTTACCAGAAGAAATGACCCATTAATACACCAAACGCGAAGGGAAGAATAGGTTTCTTTGCAAATTTCCAAATCATTTCACTAATCGTATCTCCAGGTGTATGATTCCAAACGGACCAAAATTCATACACGAATATTAAAACCACTCCAGTTAAAAGTAACCATTTCATATATTACTGGGCAAACGTAAGGCCCAACTCCTTAGCTTTAACAGGGTCATTAATAGCCTTACAAGTAGGACAAACAGGGAACATAGGATTAAGTAGTCCACCACAAGCCTTACAACGAACAGTATCAACCATCCTAAAGTCTTTCAGCCAATCTTTAGGAAGATTCATCTCTTTAGCTGCAACTCGCATACTATCACTGATTGCGAGAGGATTACCATTAGAACGTGCCCACAAAGCATCAGCGAGCTTAATCAAGGTAGAAAACCAATTACGCTGTCTTACTAATGCAGCGTCTAATTCATGCTTAAAGTTCTTTTGAATGGCAACTAGGCTATGCTCGCCGGGAATATAGAACAATCCTGGCATAGCATCTGACATATTACATCCTAGAATTCCATTACAAAAGTCTTTAATGACTGAATCAGCAATCTGTACGCTTGAAACAGGAATTTCAAGTAACGGTTGTTCTTCATCAATTTCTCTCCACCAACTACTAGGACCAAACACTACAACGGACGGATGTTCATAAGAACCAGCAGGAATTAGAAATACTCCGGGTGTAATTGTTGGTTTAGTTTCAAGAATTTCCGCTGGATAAATACTGACAACAGTAGTTTTATCCAATGGATTCACTGGTCCACGAATAGTTCGACGCCGAAAAGCTGATTTTCCAGGAAATTCGCCAACTACAGACATAACTAACCCTCTTTCTGAGCGATTTTATATGATTGAGGCATCGCTATGGCCTCTCCTGTTATAGTTCGACCAAGTAAGGAAGATTCATCTCCAAATAATTCCTCCGTTAACTTTTCAATCCTCTTTTCTTTCGCTTCAATAGGATGTTTAGATTCCTCATCAATATATTTTGCCATACTCTGTTTACCCAAAGCAGCATACAGAGTGTCGATTACAAATTTACAACCCCAAAGTGTTGGGGGGATATATTCATCAAACTTACCACGAAATACCCAAATAGGTTCATAGGATAATTTCAGTCCAGCCAATTCGGGTATGTTAGATTCAGGAACAATCACTAATCTTTCAAGAACATACTTTTCATGAATCCACTGTCGATACTTCGGAAGTAGTTTTACCACTGATTCAAGTAGTATTACTCCTGAATCAGTCCTATCAGTTAAACGCTTTTCAAACTGGTCTTCCGACCATACTACGCGAAATATAGGTTGACCCGTTCCGGTATCAACACCGAACAGGTCTACTAATTGACCGTTAATAGATTCGATTGGTTCAGCTAATTCCATTATTATATTGGGGAGGAGACACTATTATCTCCTCCCCCCTCGTGCAGACCACTACGCAGGCACAACAACCTTCGGGTCAACAACCGTAGCAGCAAAGTTCCGCCAGATATCGCCAGCAGAACCCTTCCTAAATCCAAGTGCAATGGTAATGTCAATATCAGCAACATAGTTATCAATAACTATGTTGAGAGCGCCACCATTAAGGTCGATTCTATAACCACCTTCTACCGCAAACTTAGCGTAGAAGATATTATTCTGAATCAGATAGTTATTACCCGCAACAATGATATCACCAGCATTACCGCGCTGGAATCGGTTGCCACGAATAACACCATAGTTAGTCTGAGACACACCACCATCAGCAGTATTCAGAATGGCAGTTCCAGTTCCGAGTGCTTCAAAGTCGCAATTCTCAACGAGGATGCGCTTACACTCAGTAACATCGACGCCACAACCTCCAGCTGCACCAGTAGAGAAGTAGCAATCGAGAACCTTACCATGCGAACCATCAGGAATAGTTGCAGATTCCCTACGACGGAATCGAATACAACTTTCATTAGTAGGGGGAGCCATCTGGATATTCTGAATGGTCCAACCCTGTTCAATAACTGCCAACAGTGGGTCACGAGTAGGTGAAGCAGGAGCCAACCAAGAAGCTCCACCACCTGTAGGAACGCCACCATTAGTAGCCTGACGCGGCCTATTAGCAGCACCCAGAATAGTTACGTCAAAAACACCAACAGGAGTAGTAGCCTGTTCCTTCAAAACTCCAGAGAGATAAATCAAATCTCTCGAACGGAGATTAGGTGCAAGTGACGTAAAAGTCTCGAATGAACCTCGCGGTCCACCACCCTGCGGGAACAGATACCAAACCTTATTAATTACACCATAGTCCT